CGCTGGGGGCGCGGGTGCATGTGGATCATCGGGTGCCGGTGTCGAGGGGGGGTCGGCACGTGGAGGGGAACCTGGCGGTCACGCATCCGCGGTGTAACTTAGCGAAGGGCTCGCGCTTAGCGGAGCGGCTGGTGTAGTCTCGGCGGCCATGCCAGAGACTGTGCCAGGAAATCGATGCGCCGCCTGATTACCGTGCCGTATTACCCGGTGGCGCCGGTGGTGTTACCGAGTCTTAACGCGGCGACGTTGACGGCGACGCCGGTGAGTTCGAGTTCGATCACGCTGACGGTGAGTTACGCGGGGCCTCCATCGGCGGTGAGTTATACGTTCTGGCAGTGGGATGCGGGGCACTCGGCGTGGGTGGTGCTCGTGACGCAGGCGGGGGCGGCCTATGCGGTGAACGGGCTTACAGCGGGCGTGACGTATCAGTTCATGGCGGTGGCGAACACGAACGAGACGCCATCGAGGGCGAGCGGGCCGGGGTTTGCCACCTCGGGCACCGGCGCCGGAGCCGTGCGCTGGGCACCAGGGCACTATATGCGCTCGAACGAAGTGGACCGCAGCGCTTCGGGACAGATCACGAACAAGCGTGCCGAGCAGACTGTATTGCTCGCCTCGGGCGCGAACGTGCTGGGCTGGGCCGGGAACTACACCTGGGCGTTACTGGATAAGGGGAAGATGACCGCGAGCCTCGCGAGCAACGGAGTGCTCACCGTGAGCGCTCTCGGAACCGTGCCATCGCTCGCCGTCGGGAACGTGGTGGGCTGGAGCGGGTTTACCAGTTCCGTGCAGATCAGCTCGCAACTGACCGGCGGGGCGGGCAGCACCGGGACGTACCAGACGAACTACGGCGGCGCGGCGGTCGGATCGCAGAGCTTCCACGCTTACGATTTCAGTCACATCGATGCGGATATCACGGCGTGCAGTCCCAAGAGCGTGATTATCCAGGTGCAGGGGAGCTTTGGCGGCGGTTCGATGCCCACATGGATCACGGGCGATGCGAGCTACGGGTCGAGTCCGAATAACGGGTCTTACGGATATTGGAACGGCCCGCAGGGAAACCCGACCTATGTGGTAGTGGCCTACTGGCGCTCAGTCGTGATGAACGAGTGGATTCTGCTGATGCAGGCGCTCGGGTATTACTACAACGCCAACACGGCCGTGCAGGGTGTCATCGACGGCAACGATACGAGCTTCGGACTGGCGAACGGTTCCGATTACAGCATCGCAGGGTACAGAACGCAGTTCGATGCGCTGGGCACGGCCGCGGTGGCGGCGATGCCGAACATGAATTGGGGACAGAAGCACAGCTTCATCGAACAGGGGAACATCCAGAACAGCGCGGATTTCGTTCAGGATGCCTACGTGCGCCGTGTGGCGTTTGCGGGGCCGGATATCCTGGGCTATTCGTTTATGCTCTCCAATCCGCGTTACTACTGGGCACAGGCTGCCTACTGCGGCATCGCCGGCACCACGCCTGGCACTAACTACAAGACACACATGGCCTCGCTCCATAACGTGGAGAGTCCGGAACTGAATGGCTCGGGTCTGACCGGATCGCCTTACACACCGAACGATATCTTCGCGTGGGCGAATGTCACGGTGGGGATCAACTACCTCATCTGGAATTACATTGGTGGAACGGGGGCCGGTAACTGGACTGGGGGGACCAACAGCGTACTTGCCTGCATCAACGCGAATCCCGTGACGAATCTCTCCTACCCATCGAGCTATCCGTAAGGCACGACACACATGGCCTACGCATTCGTCCAGTTGAAGGAAGCGAGCCAGGCGGCGGCCGCAACGAACATGAGCACGGGCTCATTCGCGGTGGCGACGACGGCAGGCAATGCCATCGCGTTTATCTTCTCCTATGTCGGTGGTGCGCTGGGTGCGACGATCACGCGCTCTGGAGAAACCGGCACAATCATCAAGGCCGCAGAGGTGACGCTCGGCGGCATCAACTACACCTATGGGTGTATCAAGAACGCCGCCGCCGCTACCACAGCCGTCGTCGCAACCTTTGCGAGTTCGACGTTTCTGGGCGCGCTGGCGATGGAATACTCTGGGCTGGAAGCCTCCGGCACGCTGTTCCAGGCTGGTGAAACCGCCTCCCAGAACCAGGCGACGCCAGGCACGGGGGCGGATGGATGCACGAGCACGAATATCACGCCTGGGGTGCAGCCTGATGTGCTGATCGGCTGGTGTATCAATCCGAATTCGTCCACCAATGTACCGACGGCGGGCACGGGTTTTACCTCGCGCGCCTCCGGATGGGCGACGATTGGAGAGTCCATCCGGCCAGAAGATAAGCGGCTGACGGCAACTTCGGCCGTCGCAGCGACCTTCACGGCCGCGGCGAACACACAGCATCAAACAATCGGCATGGTACTGCGCGAAGGCAGCGGGTTGCCTCCGGCTCAGACAATTCAACGCAAACGGCGTACATTCCTTCCTGTTTTCATACCACGCTATTAGGAGTTTCACATGGCCCTCATCGACTGCGGACAAAGCTACACGATCACGTCGGATAATTTCTCGGTTCCCAATACTCCCGCCTCTTACGACTTGCTTCAGATCTCCACGGGATCGACGGTTCCGGTATTCATCTCGCGCATCCTGCTTAACGCGAACGCGACTGCCGCGGCGATTCAGCGTATCACTGCCTTGCGCCGCTCGACGGCCAGCACGGGAGGATCATCGCTCACGCCGAACCCGCTGTCGGCAGGATCGAGCGCGGCGAGTTGCACCGTCCTGCTGCTGCCCACGACCACGACCGGCACGGCCGGCGCGCAGATCGACAACCAGCAGTGGAACGAGTTTGCGCCCTACCAGTTCGACCTCACGCCCCGCGGCGTGCTGATCCCGGCGGCGAGCTGGTATTCGTTATTCGTCCCTGCGAACCCCGCCGCGGCGTTCAACGCCAGCATCACGATCGAGATGGTCGAAATCAAGTAGCATCAAGTAAACATCAGTAATCAATGGCTCTACCTGTCGTCACGGTCGAAGCGATTCCGGCACGGCGCCGAAATTCGCGGGCAATGCTGCTCGCGTATCTGTTCGCTCAAGCGCACACCGCCCCCTACGCGCTTCCGCAAGGCTGGCGGTTCATGCGGTATCTGCCGGTCATCGCTCCGCATCGACCGCGGCGGTGGAATAATCTGCTGGCGCAGAACGTCGCGCCGATCACGGTCACTGTTCCAAACGTCGTCGGAATACAGCAGAGTCTGGCAAGTTCCGTTCTCGCATCGTCGGGATTGACCACCGGAACGATAACACCGCAAACCTCGCCGCTGCCGATCGGACAGGTACTCTCTCAAAGCCCCATTGCAGGCTCTACGGTGTCATCTGGATCGTCCGTGAGCCTCGTCGTGTCTGCCGGCGGACCTTACGTGCTACTCAACGATGCCATCACTAGAGCGACGCAGGCGGGCCTGAACGTGATCCGTCCCGTGATGTGGGCGGCAAGCAGCACTGTGCCGTATGGTTACGTGATCGCGCAGAATCCGGCGGCGGGAACCATCGTTCCCTTGGGCCTGAATACGTACCTGACCGCAAGCAACGGACCAGCGCCGCCGCCTGGGCCACTTCCGAACATCCCGAACGTGCTGGGTATGGCGCGCTTCGATGCCGAGAAACTGATCGAAGATAACGGCTGCAACGTGAATCCGGTGTACGTGTTCGCCAACTCCAATACCTATGCGCAAGGGCTCGTGATGGCGCAGACCCCAGGACCGCAAAGCCCCGTGACCGCCGGCACCGTCGTCACGCTTACCATCAGTCTCGGCATCGCGATCACCTACTACGGATCGGGCGGCGTGACCGTTCCGCTGATGCATTGATATGAGCGTCATCGACGATGAGGAGTTCATGTCCTTCGCGCGCGCTCTGCGCATTGATACGAAAGAACTCGGCATCGTCTCGCTCGGTGAAAACCTGTTGGGCACGCAAACCCGGCTCTACCAGGAAATCCAACTCGGGCTCCAGGAAGGCGTGCATGAATTCGTCACGCTGAAAAGCCGGCAGATCGGATCATCCACCTTCACGCTCGCCCTCGATATGTACTTCATCAACAAGTACCAAGGGATCTCGGCCGGCCTCGTGACGCAGGATGAAAAAACCCGCGGCGACTTCAGGACCAAACTGCAACTCTACCGCGCCGGACTCCCCGAAGAATGGCATCGCGAAGTCATCGACGACAACCGCGACCAGCTCGTACTCGACAACGGATCGCGCCTTTCCATGATGGTCGCCGGCACCACGACGCGCGCGGGCGGCAGCAAACTCGGTCGGTCCGGTGCGCTCACCGTCTGCCATTCGACCGAAACCGCGTTCTACGGAGACCCGAATAACATCCACTCGCTTAGGTCTAGCTTCGCGGAGAAAAACCCGCATCGATTCTATCACTGGGAATCGACCGCGAACGGCTTCAACCACTTTCACGATATGTGGCTCGAAGCGAAGAAGGCCACGACGCAACGCGCGATTTTCATCGGCTGGTGGGCAAACGAGTTCTACAGAGTCAATCGCAACTCGCAGATTTTCGATGTGTACTGGGGCCAGAAAGGCAAACTCACGAACACCGAACGCACTTACGTCAAGGACGTGAAGAAACTCTACGGCTACGACATCGACGCCGAACAGATCGCGTGGTATCGCTGGAAGGGATCGGAAGATATCACCGACGAGAACATGCTCAATCAGGAATTCCCGACCACGGAGGAGATTGCCTTCATCGCCTCCGGCTCCGCGTTCTTCCGCACGCTCCCGATCACCGAATGCATCAAGCGATTGAATGGCGAGGAAGATCCTTCCACCTACCGCATCGAAACCGGCACCTCGTTCATCGAAACGAGAGTGAGCCCGTGCAACGTGAAGAAAGCCACACTCAAGGTGTGGGCGGAGCCGGTGCCCGGCGCGTACTACGTCCTGGGGTGCGATCCTGCCTATGCCTCCTCCGAATGGGCGGATTTCAGCGCGATTTCGTTGTGGCGCTGCTGGTACAACCGGATCGAACAGGTCGCGGAGTTCGCCTCACGCGAAACCCCCACACATGCCGTAGCGTGGATTTTGGCGTATTTAGCAGGCTTTTACGGTAATTGCAGCGTGAACATTGAGGTCAACGGGCCAGGCATCTCAGTCCTCGCGGAACTCCAGAACCTGAAGCGCGCCGCGCACTCGAAGTTCGAGGGCGACAAGCCCGATGCCATCCGCCAGGTCGTGCGCTACATGAGGCAGTACATCTACAAGCGCATCGACACCCGCAATGCCGGCTCCTCGCTCCTGCACACCAAGACGACGGAGGAAGTGAAAGAGCGGTTCATGAACGGCTTCCGCGATTACTTCGAGCGCGGCATGTGCGTGATCCACTCGCGCGATCTCGTCGAGGAAATGAAGAAAGTCGTGCGCGAAGGATCGGGGGCACCGGGCGCACCGGCGGGCCGGAACGATGATCGCGCCGTCGCCGCGGGACTGGCGATCATGTGCTGGAACGATCAGATGCGCGTGAAACTCCTGGGCGAAGGCATCATCTGGCGCGATATGGTCGAGACGCCGAAAACCGACCCGCGCAACGTCGCGGAGGCGCTGGTGCAGAACTATTTCAGGAAAATTGGTATCGTGCCGGAATTGGATGGCGTCCCGCCGCCGAAGAAAACCGTTGCGGTCGGACGGCCAAAGTGGAGTGTCGCGCGCAGTGGGAGTAATGTGAGCGTCCGACGGGAGAGTTGACATGCCGATACTGAAAGAATACCGCTGCCTTGCGCATGGCCCCTTTGAAGCTTTCGATGCCAAGTGCCCCAGTGGCTGCGGCAGCGGATTGGTGAAACGAGAAATCCGCACCGCTCCCGCGCACCGTCGCCAGAATATGAAATTCATCGACCGCCAGATGGACTTGCTCGCCAAGGACCACGGGCTCACCGACCTCCGAAGCGGCGATGCGCAGTCGGGCGAATCCGCGCTGCAACGGATGCAGAAAAAATCCGAGTTCAAGCCCGAATGGATTCCGATCGAGCATGCCGCTCCAGGCTTCAGTGCGCGCGGCGAAAAGGCACCGGAATTCAAACCCGAAAGCATCGGCTTCACGCCATCCCCTGAAGCCGGCGCCACGCTCAAGAGCCTGCCGAAACCGACGCCTAACATCGTGGGAGTGTATCGAGAATGAAAATCCCAGACGACAAACCCGGCATCGAGCGGCAGGAATTCATCCATGACGTGTTGCAACTCTGCACCGCGAGCCAGGAAGATCGACGCGAAGCCTACCGAACGCTGAAAACCTTCTACCTCTACGGCTGCGAAACGGAAGCGGAAATCCAGGGCACGGTGAACAAAATCTGGTCGCATATCGACCAATCGGTGAGTTTCAACTACAGCCAGGACACGACGCGATTCTCCGTGGAACTGTCGAAATCGGTCCCGCAGGACGAATACGGCAAGGTGCCGCCGCTCTCCGAAGCCGTGAACGATGTCTGGCACGCGAGCAATACGGACATCCGCTATGGCGATGCGCTCACCTGGGCGTATGTGTACGGCAGCATGTTCATCAAGCCGCGCTGGAATGTCTCTCAGATCAGCCCGGATATCGTGGAGCCTCATAACTTCGGCGTGTGGCGCGAAGATATGGTGGGACTGGAAAACCAGGAAGCCATCTCCCACACCTACCTGATCCCGAAATCGCAACTGCTGTACGAACTGAAACTGGCCAATCACCCCAGCGCCCAGCAGATCGTCGACGATGCGGTGGCGAACGAGGAGCAGAAGGACGATCAGACCGCGCAGCCGATCGACCGTATCATCACATCGAGCGCGATGCCGGTCGTCACCGGGCAATTTAATCCCTCGCTCGGCGTGCGGATGCCGTACAAGCCGAAACTCGCGCAGCCGATGGTGCGGATGCACGAACTGTACGTGTTCGACGATTCGATCCACGACTATACGGTGTTCACGCTTGCGCACCCCGGCATCATCGTCTACGACCGGCCGATCTCGAACCTCTACCTGCCCAACGCGCTGCCGTTCGTGCAAATCTGCCCGTTTCCGATGCACGATTACTTTTACGGCATCTCGGCCGTCGAGCGGCTGATCGTGCTTCAGAAGATGCGCAATCGCCGCTGGGATCAGGTCCAGCACATGATGGAACTCCAGGCGTCCCCGCCCAGCTATGCGACCGGCTTCGATGGCTCGGTCGATGAAATCCAGGACGCGATGGACACCCCGAACGGGCTCGTGCTGTCCGACAACCCCGGCGGGAAGGCAGAGAAGCTTCAAACGACGATCCCGGATGACCTCTTTTCGGAAATTACGTATCTGGATACGCAGTTCGACGATCAGATGGGCACGACGCCGATCATGAGCGGACAGGGCGAGTCCGGGGTCCGAAGCGAATCCCATGCCGCGCAGCTCCTGCGAGTGGGTGCCTCGCGCGCCAAGCGCCGCGCGATGATCGTCGAGGATTCGCTTGAGGAACTCGCGACGCTGTACCTGCGACTCTTGCAGAAATACTCGAAATCCCGGTTCCGCGACGAGATTGCCGGCGTCGAGTTCACGGCGAGTCAGTTCACGGACGATTTTATCGTGCGCGTCGATGCGCACAGCAACTCGCCGCTGTTCATGGCCGATTCGCGCGAGACGGCGCTGCTGCTGTTCAAAGCCAAGGCGATCGACCGCGAGGAACTGCTGGACCTGCTGCAAGTGCCGATTAAGGACTTGCTGAAAGTGAATCTCAAGACTAAGATCGAACCTGCCGAAGCCGCTGCGGCCAAGGCACAGCAAGCCGCGGAAGCGGCTGGCCAGAAAGTGACTAAGATTCGCAAGTGATAAGGGAACGTCGGTTTGATAAGGAGAGCCCACATGGTTCTGTCCCGACGTCGGCGCAAGAGCAAGCGTTAAAGCTCTAGGTCAGCGGTTTCCCCCCTCATCCGCCCGCTGACCGGCGGGGCTGAAATGCCCCGCTTCCCACTGCGACCCCGGCCTAAAAACCGGGGTCGTTTCATTTCGGGCGCTTGACATTCCCGTTGTGAACGGCACAACGTCCGGCTCCATGCCCATGCCTGACATGCCGCCCGACGCTTCCGCCGCTCCCGCAGGCGGACCTCCGGGCGCTCCGCCGGCGCCAGCACCACAGGGCGGACCATCCGCCTCTCCGATGCTCACCCCGCAGAAACCGGCCGGTAATCAGGCGAGCGGCAAGGCGAAAGTCATGGTCGCGCAGCACATCCTCACCTTGGCGATGATGGACTTCGGGCCGGCGTCCAAGGACTTCGATGCCTGCCTCGCCGCGTTGTCGACGCTGAAAAAGGAATTCGGCAAGAACGAGGAGCAGAGCCAGAAGCTGATGCCCGCCGAACTGATGCAGGCGCTTCAGAGCCAAGCCGGCCCTGGCGCCCCCCCGAAACCCGCCGCACCCCCCGGAGCCGCGCCAGGTGGCGCGCCGGGCGGCGCACCGACTTTGCAGTAGGAGAACGATCATGGGAAACAAGTTCCTTGGCCCCAACACCGGCCTGACGATCCGCGAACCGACCGATGCCGGGCTCGTCAAGGGCAACATCCACAATCCGCCGCGCTACAACAACCTCGCGGTCGGTGGCCTGAACTCCGGCTCCCCGCGCGGCGTGATGAGCAATACGTTCAAGGTCAAGCCGCCGGGCGCCACGCAGCGACCGATCGTGAGTTCGCAGAACGCCAACTCCAAGGGCGATAGGGGTTAGCGATGTCGCTCGAAAACAAAACCGAGGAACAGCGCGACAACCTCGCGCGCGCGGCCCTCGCGTTGCTGGAAAACCCGGAACTGAGCCGTGAGACGAAGAAACTGCTCATGAAGGCCGCGCCCTCGACGTATCGGTTCCCGGAAATCGAGCAGGAAACGCAGTTCGATGCGAGCCTGGCGTCCCGCGACAAGAAGATCGCGGAACTGGAACAGCGGCAGATCGAGGAATCCGCGCAGCGCAACCGCGAGCGCAAGCACGCCGAAGCCACCGCCCGCGGCCTCGATCCGGCCGAAGTGGAAAAGGCCATCGTCGAAAAGCACATCGGCAGTTGGGAAACCGCGATGGAGCATGTGGAACTGTCCAAGCGGATCGCCGCCGCGACCCCCTCGACCTTCGAGACGGTGCGCAAGGACGTGCTGCCCGACGCCAAGGAAATCTGGGGCGACCGGCGCAAATGGGCCGCGCAACAGGCGCACGCTTCCATCGACGAAATTCTCAAAGCCCGCAGAGCCGGGTAACGACAACGGAGTAGCAGACCATGCCGCAATACGGTACAGGAATCGTCCCCGCCTCAGCGCCCTACGGCGCAGAGCTTGCGGCAGTCACGCGCCGGGCATACGTCCCGTCGATGGTGGTGCAGATTTACCAATCCTCGCCGGTGCTGGCCGCGCTGCTCTCGCAGGCGCAGTCCTGCTCGGGCGGCGTGTCCTCTGTGTCGGTGCCGATCCAGGGCGCACCGATGACCACTTCGCAGTGGACGGGGTACGCGGGTAACTTCAACACCCCCACCCAGCAGCAGGGCGCGTATCTGGCGGAGTTCAACGTCAAGGCGCTCATCACGCCGGTCACGTTCCTCGGCATGGAAGGCGCGTTGCAACTCAATCACGCCGTCGTCCCGCTCCTTGAAGCGCGCATGAACGATGCCGGAAACAACGGTGCCGCGGCGCTCCAGAACGCGCTGTACAACAACGGCACCAACACGCAGCAGCTCATCGGCTTCCCCGGCGCCATCGACGACGGCACGACCGCTTCGACCTACGGCGGTCAGCCGCGAGCCAATACGTGGTGGCAGAGCAAGCAGTACAACGCCGCCGCCGCGCCCACCCGCTCGCTCGTCATGCACTACATCGTGGGCGTGCAGAAGTACGGCTCCGAGAGTCCGACGATGGGCGTCATGGGACCGGGGACCTGGGCGAAGCTCGCGGACGATTTCATCGGCATCGAGTCCTACCAGATCCAGCCGGGCAAGGGATTCGATTCGGACGGCGACCGGCCGCGCTCGGCCTTCCGCGCGCTCGACATCGGCGGCGTGCCGATCTACGTCGACCTCGGATGCCCGGAGGGTACGCTGTACCTGCTGAACAAGAACTACCTGAATCTGTACATCCACGACATGGCGAACTTCAGTTTCAGCGGATTCGAGAGCCTGCTGTCCAGTTCGGTACTTGGCTACGTCGGCGTCGTGCTGACGCTTCTGGAACTCGTTTGCACGAAGCCCACCACTCAGGCGGCGGTCACGAACATCACGGGCGCGATTGCCCTGTAAGGAAAAGCAATGGAACCGAACATTCCTCTTTGGGGTGCCGATATTCAGACCGAGATGAGCACGACTCAGTTCGTGATCCCGGCGGGCGCCGGCGCGACCTTCAGTGCAGCGAACAACATCGGTACGATCACGTTCAACGCCGCGCACGGTTTGACGCTGAAGCCGACCGCACCGGCGATGCCGAACTACTTCATCAGTTTCGGCGGTTCGACCTCGGGCCTCTCCGGCACGGGAATCCTCGTCGGCAACGTGTTCCGCATCCTCACGATCCCGTCAACGACCGCGATCACGATCTACACCACGATCACCGCTGCGACCGTGACCTCGTTGACGGGAATTCCGGTGTTCCTGCCGCCCTTCCAGGCCGCTTCGACGAACATCGGTGTCGGCGGTCCGACGCAGACGATCGCGACCGTCGTGACGCCGTTCCCGCCCGCCCAGATCGGTCAGTGTCAGTTCTACTGCACGCTCGGCGCCAACTGCGTCGTGCAGTACAACCCGGACCTCACGTTCATCCCACTCGATCAGACGACCGGCAACACTCCGGCCACCGCGCCCGTGTTCCGAACGCTCCAGGCCGCATCCTCATCTGGCGACCTGAACGCGTCCGGCGCGTCGGTCGCCGTGTTCGCCAGCGGCACGACCGCGACGAGCTATTTCAGCGTCCACACTTGAGGAGTGACCGATGGCGGATGAAAGCGAAACGAACTTCACGCACCTGCGGGTCACGGTGCCGTTCAAATGCAAGGGCAAGTACGCCAACATCGAGTATTCGTGGAAGGGCGGCGAATCCCTGACGATGCCGATTGAAGCCGCGCGGCATCTGTTTGGTTTCGGTCTCGATGACAAGGCGCCTGCGTTTCATCGCATCGGTTTGCTCTCTGCCAACACGACGCTGGAATGGGCGACGGAACTGCTCGGGCAATGCACGTTCCAGCCTCTGAAACAGGTCTATGAGATTGCGCCCAGCGCGCCGCGCCGCGGCAGGCCGCCCAAGATCAGCAACGATCGTTCCCTCGTGAATGCTGGTGGCACGAAGGGGCCGGTGTCGGAGAACCCGGCGCCGGTCCCCGACGACCATGACGACGACGAGGACGACGACGTTTCGGCTGAAGCGATCTAAAGAGGTGAGAATTGGGTGCGCTCACAACCTACACGACTCAGGTTCAGCGCCTCCTGCACGATACCTCGGGCAACTACTGGCCTGTCACTGAACTGACCGACTACATCAACGAGGCGCGTAATCGCGTCGCGCAGGACTCGAAGTGCCTGCGCCAGTTGGTCACGAACCTCTCGCTCACCGCGCAGCAGGAACAGTACGTCCCCCAGACCTTCATCGGCGCCCTGGGGCCGCAGCTCGTGGATGTCATGGGCATCACGCTCTACTGGGGAAACCAGCGCGTGAAACTCAACCGTTACGCCTACACGACCTTCGATGCGATGTTCCGCCCGTACTCGAACTACTACCAGCGCCCAGTCGCGTTCTGCCGCATGGGCGCAACGCTGGTGTGGCTCGGACCCAATCCCGACCAATCCTATGTCACCGATTGGGACGTGGCCGTGGTGCCCAATGCGCTCGTCTCCGATGCCACCGTCGAGCAGATCCCGGTGCCGTTTCAGGAGCCCGTGCAGTATTACGCCGCGTTCAAGGCGAAGTGGAAGGAGCAGGCGCAGGGCGAGGCGGCGATCTTCATGCAGCAGTACAAGAGCATGCTTCAGATGTGCTACCGCGGCTTCGCGACCTTTGCGTTCACCAACCCCTATGCGATAGGGCGCTAGCATGGCCGTCGATCAAGCCATACCGGCGAAGGGTGAAAGGGAAGCCTTCACGCATTCGTTCCGCGACTTCAAGGGTGTGTACACGAAGTCCGACCGATCCGCGATGATCGGTGAACACGCGAATTTCTTCTATCACCTGGAAAACCTGATCCCCATCGGCGCGGCGAATGTGCATTCCGTACCGAATCTGAGTGCCGTGCTGCACGATTTCGTGGCCGATTCCATTTACGCCGCGCAGTTCGGGCAGGTCACGACGATTCCGTATCTCTTTTCCTACGCGACCAACGGCAAGGTGTTTGCGACGAACGTGAACAGCAACGCCACGAGCCAGATCAGTTCGGCGCTGTCCGGGTCAGGATCGCGGATGTCGCAGTGGATGAACAAGTACGCGATCTTTGCCGATACGAACGGCATCTACACGTGGGATGGCACCACGTACACGAAGATGGTCGGCGCGAATCAGCCCACGGGCGGATCGGACGTGTGCGTGTGCTTCGGGCGCGTGTTCGTGGCGAGCGGTAGGTTGATTTCGTACTCCGCCGCCAACGATGGCACGGCGACCACGGACCCGATCAACAACAGCGCGTGGCTGGTCGCCAATGGTGCCGGCTTTATCAACATGACCGATCCGACGCTCTCGGGCTCGATCACGCGCCTGTGGGGTCAGAACGGGTATCTGTACATTTTCGGTGCGACCTGTGTGTATGCCGTGGCCGATGTCTACGTGCCCACAGGTTCCTCGACCCCTGTGTATACGCTAGTGCCCATTCAGAGCATCATCGGGACAGACCAGCCGTTTAGCGTGTTCCCGTATAACCGATCGCTGATGTTCGCGAATCGGTATGGCGGCTGGATCATCGACGGCGTGAACGCCGCGCGCGTCTCGGAGGACATCGACGGGACGTGGCAGTACCTCAACTTCGCACAGACCATTTCCGGCGGTCAGTGCGTGGTGAATAACATCCTGTGCGCGGCGTTCAACCTCGGCAGCGGCAATGATCCGCAAGCGGATAACGATCCTCTGATCGCGTTGTGGTTCAACGGCGTGTGGTGGTTCGCGAACTTCGGTGCCGTGACGTTCATCACCAGCACCATCATCAATGCCGTGCCGACTCTCATGGCGTTCATCGGAAACAAACTCTATTCGCTCTTTACCGATAAGACCACGAGCCCACCCGGAGAGGCGGTCACGGCGCTGTGGGACATGGGCGATCCGTTGTCGGATAAAGCCGTGGGCCGCGTGGGCGTGGAAATCATCCTGTTCAATCAATCGGGCACCGTGTCGCTCACCGTCGATGGGTTGGGAATATCGCAGCCGGTTAATCTGTCGTCGATTTTCCTTCAGTTCATCAACAACTCGAATCAGAAGATCACTTTTACCGGCGCTGGCGGATTCGCGATCAACTGGACCGTGACGGGCACGTATGAACTGGTGAATGCCGCGACGCAAGGACTGTGGAGCAAGAACGTCGGCATGACGCTCACCACGCAGGGCGCCAACATGCAACTGTGCGGGATGTTCATGGACTACAAGAAAGCCGATCGGTGGTCGAACCAATGAGCCTACTGACACCTTTTGGGACGCTGGAGTACGGCGATGCGGACACCATGAAAAACTGGATCGGTCCGCATGCCATCCGACACATGACCTACGTGAAGGAAATGGGCCGGCGCGGGCGCGCGATCCAGACTGTGGTGTTGGACGGGCAACTCGACTCCGACTGGTTCGGGCGACACTGGCTCAACCACAAGGCGATCGGGCAACTGACCGATGCCACGAGTTCACTCGCGACCATCAATCACCAGTGGACGAACGAAAACGAGTTCTACACCTGGCACCGGGCGCATAATCTCGTCCACGCCAAGGAAGAACGCGCAATGGGTATGGTGACAGAATGACCGGCTTCAACCTGACTGATACGTTCGGGAACAGCAGTTCGTCGGGCTTCGGCAACACGAACGCTCTCGGGATTACCCCGGCCACCGATCCCTTTGCGACCAACACGAGCCCGCTCGGGCTTGGTGGAAACCCGTTTCCGACGACGACCGCGGCGCCGCCAGTGTCTGCCAATCCGACCACGGGCGTCACGGACACCAGCGGGCTCAGTGGAGTCACGAGTTCGGCCGGTTCCGCGGTGGCAGGAACGGCGCCCGCGAGCGGGTTGGGCTCGGCCCTGTCGAGCCTCGGCAGCGGCGTGAGTTCGCTCCTGAACAGTCCGCTCGGGAGTCTGGCGGAACTCGGGGGCCTGTACGCGATCATCTCGGGACAGGCGAATAATACGCAGCAGCAGAATAACGCTCTGGCGCAGCAGATTTCCAACATCGGCCAGCCTTCGCTCACAGCGGGCACTCAGGAATTGGGCGCCTACACCAGCGGGAACCTCACGGCACCGTTTCAGGGGCAAGCGAATGCCGCTCTCGATCAGATCCAGAAAAACGCCACCAGTCAGGAACAGCAGGTCGCGCAGATGCTGGCGAACTCCGGCGGGCAGAATCAGCAGTCGGCCCAGATCAGTCAGACCTCGCAGATCGAACAGCAGAAGCAACTGGCGGATCAAACGGCGGTGTCGAACGCATTCATCGCGGAACTGAATTCCAGCCTTCAGCTCACGGCGACCGGCGGCGGGTACGTGCAGTCGGGGATCATGCAGGAGATTCAGAGCAATACCGCGTTGCAGCAGCAGCTTTCGAGCCTGATGGGCGATCTCGCCAAGGCGTACGCGCAGCAGACGGCCAGCAGCGGGACTGGCACCGGGGCTGCTGCTGGCGGCGCCCTCTCCAGCATCACGAGCCTTCTGGGCAAGGCCGGTAGCGCCATCGGGAGCGGTGTCAGCAGCCTGCTCGGTGGCGCGGGAAGCGCGGCCGGGGCAGTGGGCAGCGGACTGGTGGCCGGGGCTGCGCCGACCGCGATCGGCGGGATCACGGGCGACGCGCTGGGCCTCTCGGCGGCGGGCGCCGGGGTGGCGGGACTGGCCGGAGCGGCCCCTGCGGCAGTCGACCTCGCAGCAGTCACGGACATCGGTACGTCCATCGGGGCGTCGGCCGGCGGGCTGGGCGGTGCGGCAGGTGCGGACGCTGGGGCTGCTGGCGCCGGAGCGGCCGGCGGTGGCATCGGTCTGGCCGGCGCGCTGGGTATCGGCGCGGCGGGCGCGCTCGCGGTCGACCTCCTCGGCAACCAGTTCAACTGGTTCGGGAACAACTCGGCGTCCAGCGTGACGAACAAAACGCTCAACGTGCCGTCCGTGGCGCCGGCCGGGAACAGCGTGGCGGTGCCGCAGGGATCCGTCGTCCAGTGGCAGGGTACGGGGTCGAGCGGCCGGATCATCGGGACGGCGCAGGGCGGCACGACCCTTGCCATGCAGGCCACGTACGGCCACGATCCGGGCGCTCCGGTCATCTACCCGCCGGGCGGGAATGCCTACACGGGCACGGGCGGGTACGTCCTGAACGGTTTCCACAAGGGCGCTGGGCAGAACCTGTCGACGGCGACGTTCACGAACCAGCAGACCGGGAAAACGGTGGCCGTCAGTGATCCGCAGTTCCAGCAGTTGACCGGGATCACGCCGCAGCAGCTCTCGCAGATGTACCAGATGCTCACCAGTCAGTACAAGCAAGGGAAGACAGGATAATGGCCGCAGGACTCGGTGAACCGACAGACACCACGGGCGGCGTGAATCCGGCCGTGTCGGGGTTGGATGCGACGGCCGATGCGGGAGCGACCGCTGCTGCCGCCGACTTGCCACAGGCTCAGGCCGGCTATGACGCGCTCGGGCAGAAGGAACTGGCAAATCTCGGTGAGCAGTTCCAGCAGCCGGCGCCGAAGCCCGTGACGAACCCGCTCGGGCGCCTGTTCCCGCTACTGGCGATCTCAGCGTTCGGCGGCAAACTCACGAAGCAGGACGCCGGACTGATGCTGGCCTCGACCACGGGGCTCGTGAAGGGGTATCTCGCCGGCAACGAAGAAGTGATGCAGCAGCACGAAGCCGCGTACCAGGAAGCCTACAAGCGGTTCAAGGACCGTCAAGAGCAGCAGGACAAGATTTTCAAGGAAATGCGAGAAGCCTATAAGGGTCGCGTCGATGCGGACGTTAAGGCGTTGCAGTTTGCCCGTCAGGTCACGCACGATGAAACGATGGCCGCCAATGCCTCTAAGGTGGAAAAGGACCGATGGGATCACTGGGTCGCGGAGACGGCGCGACACACCGAAGGCGACGAGGAGAATCGCGCTCTGAAGATGATGCAGATAGACATTCAAGAGCGAAAACTGAAGGAGCAGGAAAAGGCGAACGATGCCGTCATGCTCGACGAGAAATCGCTTCCGCTCGCCGTTGCCGAAGTCGAAGCCAACCCCGCCGCGATTACTCAATGGGTGCGCGGCTATCCGCGCGGGCAAGGGCAGAAGGTGGCGAACCAGATCCACGAAGCGGTTGCCGCAGATATTCAATCGAAAAACATCAAGCCAGAAGATTTAATCGCAGGCCGCGCTGTCTCGAAGGGCGAGCAGGCGAGCATCGTCAAGCTCGTTGGGCAGGACAACGCCATCACGACATTCGAGAAGCTGGCGAAGTTCAACGGTGATCGCGTGCTGGCGCTCGTCGATAAGACGGGGCTCGGCAGTGACGTGAAGCTCGTCGAGGGCACCGCTCGTATGGTTCAAGCCGGCGCGGGCAGTGAGGATGTCGCGGAGTTTCAGTCCGTCCTTAACAGTTTCCAGATCGAGGCGGCGCGCATTCTCAACAACCCGAGCATGACGGGCGTGCTGACAGACACCGCGCGTACCGATCTACAGCATGTCATCAACGGAGACATGACGGCGGGGCAGTTGAAGCGCGTGATTCCGCGCCTCTATGCCGAAATGGACGCTCGTCACAGTGCAATTTCAGGGCAGATCGACGAGGCGAAAACCAAGCTGGTTCCGCACGCGCCGTCGGCCTCTGGCGCCCCCACCATTGACGATCTCGTAAAGAAGTACGGCGGTGGCTGAACTCCCACAACTGCAAACGGCCCTGAAAAACGCCGATGCCGCTGGCGATACTCAGGCGGCGACCCTGCTCGCCCAAGAAATAAAGAAGATGCAGGCGGCACCGCCAGCACCTCCAGAAAGCATGGGCGACAAGGCGCTCGGCGTCGCGAAGGATGTCGGCCGTGAAGCGGTACGAATCCCTGCGAAAATCGGGATCGACACGCTGTTTTTCATTCCCGACATGGCGACAGCCGCAGCCAATGCCGTGCCTGGGCTCGGGCCAAAGGTCGAGGCGCCGTCGAATTTCTGGGGCCGTCAGCTAGACAAGTTGATCGCACCGCCCGCGTCCAAAATGGGCAAGTTTGAGGAAGAAGGCTTGTCGATGGCCGGTACGGGCGGCGTCGCAGGACTCGCCAAGGGTGCTGAAAAGGCCGCTGCCCGACGCGGCGTGCGGGCGCTGGAACCGGAAGTGCCGCCGCGCCCGAATGTCGTCACGACGCAGGCGGCGCATGACGTTCATATCGCTGGGTACGACATTGATCCGAAGTACATCGGCGGCCCAGTGCGGAAGCAGATGCAGACCTTTTCCGGCGGCCCGAAAATGAGTGACGCCATTTCCGCTAAGAACGAGCCGGTGACTGATCGGCTCGCTGGCCTGTCTGTGGCGTTGCCGCCTGGGGAAGCCCTGAACGCCGAAAACCTCGCGCATCAGGAAAAGCTCGCGTATCAGCCGTACGAGGAAATACGGAAACTCGGCTACCTGAAAACCAGCCATCAGTTCGACCTCGATGTCGAAGCCGCTGGCGGCCCGGAAGCCACGCACGGCCCGGATTACGGCAAACTCGACGAGTCGGGCGCGCCAGAAGGGACGGCGCGCTATCAGTCCATCGAGGACTTGAAGAACAAGTACCGCGGGCGCGGCGCTCGGGAGGTTCGCGCGGGCGGCACGCTGGATGAAATCCAGTCGTTGAGGAAGAACGCCAAGGCGCACCTCCGGCAATACGATCCTGAGAAGAACGCGCTCGGCAAGACGGAACTCGCCATTGCGAAAGCGATGGAAGATCGAATCGACCGGCACGTCGGAGACTACGCGACGCGCCAGATGGGCAATTACGATCCAACGCTTGTCGATCGGCTCAGGGAAGCGCGCACGAAACTCTCGCAACTCTATTACGTCGAGCTGTCGCTAGGCGCTGGCAACCACGTCAAGGCGTCGGACTTCGCCGCACTCGAAAAGGCCGGGGTCAAACTGACGGATGGCCTCGATACGATTGCGAAGATGGCGAAGCACTTCCCTGATTCCGTGAAGGCGGTTGCCAAGAAGGGCGAGACGGGAGATTGGTCGGCGGTCGATTACCTGCTCGGCGGTTCCGGGCTCGTTACGGGCCATGTGGCGCTGGCCGTGCCTTCGGTGGCTCGAAAGGTCATGCGCTCTGCCCTCACGTCCGAAGGCGCGCAGAAAGCGATGATTCGCAATCTCGGTAAAGAACCGGGTGCCGTTTCCAAAGCCGCAGCCGGCGCAATGAAGGGCGGATCGGAAGGCGTCAAGGCGCTCGGTCGAGGCGCTGTGATCCGCGGTGCCGAATCTCTCGGCCAGACTCCCGACATGGGGCAGAACAATGGCCCGTGAATCCACCCCGTCCGACGATGTGACCATCCTGAATGAAATCATCGACGACATCAGGAAACGCATCAAAGAGGATATCGACCCCGACGAGCGCAACAAGCTCTACGACCGTTTACTGAAAGCGGTAGGGATGCGCCGGAAGGAAAGCGGTGGTAAAAAGGGGCGCGGCTTTGATCTCAAGTGAAGCAAATAGGGGAACACCAGATGGACGATTTCGTGCAACCGACGATGGACACCGGCCAGGCACTGCTGATCCTGAGCATGCTGCTGAAAGCGCTCGGGACGAAGGTGCTGGCGCTACTGGCGCTCGCGATGACCTTCGGCCTGTTCTGCTGGGCGATGCGCATCCAGACGTGGCTCGGATTTACGACCGCGACCGTGTTTGGCCTCGGCGCACTCTGGCCGGTGCTGTACATTGGGATTCACGTGAGGAATGGTAATGGCAACGAGTGACCAGACCATCCCCGTCCGCGGCATCCGTCGCCAGGAAGCCCCAGCCATCAAGGGCCGCGGGCACTTCGTCATGCCCGATGGCTCGATTGCCATCAAGGACGTGGAACTGAAGGACGCCTACCACGCGGCGGTTGTCATAGCGCCCGACTGCGCGCCGGAGACGGTCTACAACGCGCTCGTGCATCTGACCGCGATTGCGAAATCGAAGGTCGATTTCAAGCCGACTGACATCAAGGATGTCACCGACAAGCACGAAATCACCTGCTCGAAGTGCGGCAAGGCGCATTACATCGACATGAGCATCGTGAGGCGCGATTCCAGGCTCGTGATGCTCTGTACCTGTGGCCATCACATGCGGATTTCGTACACCGCGCCCCTGAAGTTCCTGAAGCCCAAACTCAATGTCGTATAAGGCATCCTCAAGTCTCGATGTCATCTACAGCGCGTCCGGGCCGCCCGGAACCGCGTTGCTCGGCCAGTTATGGATGGATACCAGCGTCGTGCCTGGGAACCTGTACGAATGCATCAACCTTTCGCCCCTCACCTACCAGCTCGTGAGTGGCGGCGGTGGCGGCGGGGCGCCGACGACCGCGAGCTACGTCACCATCAACGCGGAAGCCGCGCTCTCGGCCGAACGGGTGCTGACCGCCGGGGCTGGGATCACGCTTACCGATAACGGCCCCAACTCGACCGTGGTCATCGCCGCGACCGGCGGAGCGGGATCGGTCGGACCGATGGGGCCGCAAGGTTTCAGCGGAGAGGATGGCGAGGATGGTCTGAGCATCCCCGGCCCAGCGGGTCCGCAAGGGATTGCGGGATTCGCCGGGCCTCCAGGCCGCGACGGAGAGGACGGGCTTTCGATCCCTGGCCCCGCAGGGGCTGCCGGCGCACCGGGATCACCGGGCGCGCAGGGACCGGCGGGTATGACGATCTTCCTCCAGCCTGAAGATCCTGAAGATCCGCTCATCATCCCCGGACCTGCCGGCCCCCAAGGACCGGCCGGCGGCGGTGGCGGATCGGTCAAGCAAGTGACCGTGACACTGACCGCACCGGCGATGCAATCTCAGTCCATCGTTGTATCCGATGCCACCGTGACCGCGGCCTCGAAGATCATGCTCTCGCTGGCCGGCGCCGGTCCCACTGCGGTCAACGAGTGGGATGATATAGATTTGCTGGATATGATGGCGTTGCCGGCCTCCGGTCAGTTCACGTTTCTCGCTCGATTCCTGAATCCGATTTCCGGCCCGTTGTTGATTAACTATACGGTGGGGTGAAATGGCTCAACTTTACGATGCGGCTGGTAATCCCTTCCTGACTGATGTCGTCAGTCAGAACCAGTCTGTCGGTTCGCTCAATGCCGCGGTAACGGCGCAGCAGAGAGGGCAGTCAACGGCGGCCGTACAGGTCACGGGCATAGGATCGCTGACCCTATCGTTTGAAGCCACGATTGATAACGTCAACTGGTTTGCACTCTCCGCCTACCCATTGGCCGGAGGCGCTGCGGTCACGACGACGACCGCGAACGGTCAGTGGCTGATGGATACCGCAGGTTTCTTCCAGGTTCGGGTGCGCTGCTCGGCCTATACATCAGGCACAGCGACCGTTTCGCTGATTTGCGCTCAGGGTGGCGATGTTACGGGTGCGATCGACGCGGTAGGCACGGCACGTAATAACCTTGTCTCCTGGGCAGGCACGGCGCTCGGCACACCGACGAACTTCGGCACGACCCCAACGGCAGTCATCGCCGGGTCGGTTAACGCCAGCATGTTCTCGGGCACGACGGCACTGGGCACGCCGAACACCTTCGGCACGACGGCGCCCACAGGTAACGCGCTCGGAGTCAATGCCGCGCTGTTCGTCGGCACGACCCTGGCGCGCACGAACCAGGCCACCACGGCAGCGGGTGTCGTGGATGTCAACGTGGTGGGTACGCTGGGTGCGACCAATAG